ATTGTCTTCAAGTTTTCTATAACATAGAACTTTACGCAGAAAAATATGGTATTCCAAAACATATTGCTTATAATATAGCTTTTTTGGAAACTCGTTACTCAGGACCATTTGATACAAAATATCACCCATTTCATTATTCATCTGTTGGAGCGTCCGGAACAATGCAAATTATGCCATCAACCGCAAAGATGTTTGCTCACAAAAAAATTAATAGTAAAACTCTTGCCGGTGATATTGGACTAAATGTTGAGTTAAGTATGAAAATACTTCAATATCTTCATAAACAATATGGTGATTGGGGAGTTGCTTGTGGTTTCTACAATACAGGTTATCCCATCATAAATGAATATGCTGAATTCTGTATTTCTCACAAAAATTATAATAATAATTGGGTTAAACCTTAGATAGTTCTATCTTACCTTTTAATACACGATAGAATTCTTTAGCAATCTCTTTAACATATTTTACAGATAGTGAGTCCTCATCTTCATCACCATATCTAGGTCCTCCTTTTGGTGGTCTTTTACCTCTACCAATATATGTTAAACCAGATATGTTAGTTATACACTTGTGTCCACCACTATTTGCAATAATAATATCCCAAGCACTAATCTGAAGACTATCCATTAATTCCCAATCTTCTTTTGTTAATTCTGTATTTGGTTTGTCCATAATTTTCGCCAAACCATAAAGAACTTCTTTCGCTCCTTCAATACTCTTTAATTGATTACCATATAAGGCTATTAAATCTTTGAAGGTAAATCCTACCGATTCTTTTGAGAACTCTTTATTGAACTCGGAAACCCATTTTATTGTTGAGATAGGAACCATAATCTTTTTAAGACCGCTTTCATATTTCGCTAACACTTCTTTTGCAATCTCACCTAAGTTCACTCCTTTCATTTCTCTATTTTCCTTAAAAGGATTACAAGACGCTTGGACCATCCCCATAGGCCATCCCATTACAAAAAAGTCAGCCTCCGGATTGTTTCTAAATGCTGTATACCTATCATATGAACCAGGTTTAATCATACTACCACCACCATACTGAAGAATGATTGGTCCATCAACCTTCATCTTTGGGTAGTTCTTCATTGTATTTAAATAATCCTCTTTATTCTTTTCCAATTGTGATTGGTTAGCCCAATCGTATTTTGAACCCTTCACATTTTCCTTCATCAAATTTTTGATTGTTGTATAAATACTAACCAAAGATGGTTGACAAGTCATAACTAACTTTTCCATAAACCCTGGTTTGTTTTTAAACGCTAACATCAATTTGTTTGTTACAAATCCCAATAACAATCTATTACGAGTTATGTCAGATTCTTTCTCAAACTGATAAAAATATCTCATCACCTCTTCAGGTGTTACCTTATGTTTCGCAAAGTCGGCAGAATCAATAGTTGATGCCGCAATAATATCTTCTTTTGAAAATATTGGTGTCATTGAAATGTCATCGTTGATTGTTTCAACATTTGACCTCTTACTTCTAAAATCTGTTGTGGTTCCCGGTTCAACACCAGCTTGTGTATCGTGGTGGTCAGTATGAACTTGGAACATTGGTTTACCATGAGCAAAATCGACCAAAACATACATTGTTTTACTCTCAGGGTTTGATTTCTTTAAAGTCCACTCTTTATCCCCATATTGAATAACGTGAGCTCCAACGACTTTAAATCCGGCATTTTTCAACACCTCCCTCATTGCAATACCTGATAATACACCATCAAAATCCTGATGGAATACAATAACAGCATCATTGTAATCCTTCTTTAATTTTTGAAGGTTGTTAGTTAACGAAGATTCTTTTAATAGTTTTTTCATTCTTAAGCTTTAACTGGTCCTAACATTGAGTCAAATAAACCTAAAATTGGGTCTGATGATTGTGGTTTATTTTCTTTTGTTTTTATTGTAACGTCTTGTTGTCCTGCTTCATCGTTTACTTGAACGTCACCAAACTCGTCTTTCCAATTTTGTTGACCTTCAGGTGAATTAACATATTCTTGAAATTCTTTATTCAATTCTTTTTCGGGCACTTTAGTTATTAATTCTTCAGGACCAACCCAATTACCAAAACCCATTCTATCTAAAAACGCAGCATACCATTTTGTTCTCCTCATTAAGGAAACTAAACTTCTATTACGGAATAATATTCCCGGTGTAACCCCAGGCCAAAAATACTTAGCCATAAAATTAGCGTCTTGAGGTTTAAAATTTTTAAATATTTTTGTGTCAGATTTTATTGACGACTTCAAAGTTTTTAATAATGTTTCCGCCTCTTTAGGGGTTGATTTAGCAATTTTTCCCGCAAGATTACCGGTTACCGCTCTAGCAACACTTCTTTTTTCCGCAACCTTAATAAATAAATCAATCCAATCTTTTATTGTATTTCTTAATCCTGATGTAATTTTTTTCATAGGTAAGGCATCAATAACTTTTTTTAATTTTTCACCCCATTTTGGGACATATTCAAATAACTTAGAAATAATACCACCTCTATTTTTAAACTTCTCTAACACTTTTGCTGCTTCAGCTGTTTTACCAGCCTTAGAAAGTTTCATAGCTTCAGTTATCCCTTTCATTACCCTACTTCCTTTTGAAACCCCCATAATTGGTTTCGCTATCGCATCACCAACATAAGGTATTACTGAAATCATTGATAACAATCCAAAGAAATAATCCCCTTGTCTTATGTAATCTAAACCATTTATCAAATCAACTGCACCTGTTGGGTCAAAAATACCAACAATATCTCCAACCGTGTTCCACCATCTAGCTTCACTTAAAAGGTTATTTGACTTAGGATACATAACTTTTAAAAAGTCTGTAACAAAAACTTGTTCACTTTCACTTAAACTATTTAATCTTTGAGATATTAATTTTAATTGCTCTTCTTTATAAATTTTGTCGAAGTATTCATTGAATTGATTGTTATTCATTAATTTTTCCATTTGGATATACTTTTTATATAAATATACAATAAATAAAAAAAGAGGGTTATTCCCTCTCTTTCATTTCTAATTTCAATTGTCTTTTATCCTCAATAAAAAGTTGAATCCTTTTTTTAGCTATTTTTGTATAGTTCTCACTCAACTCAATACCAATCCATCGTCTATCCAACGTTTCAGCAGCAACTGCCGATGTCCCTGAACCCATAAAGGGGTCTAAAACAATGTCATTCTTATAAGACAATATCTTAATTGCCTTCACCGGAATATCCATACTGAATGTTGCCTTGGTTAAACTTTTGGTATCGGCAAAATATTCCCATCTACCAAACACCAAATTCATAAAGTCTTTCTTATCTTCATCCTTGAAGATTTGTTTCATCTTTCCTTCCTCTGTTTTAATAAATTCTCCCGTCCATTGTGATTTACCTTTGTTAATCTTCTTGGAATACTTTTTATAAGCCAAAATAACACATTCTTTGGGGTTATAGATATATGGTGATGACGCACTCATCCAACTACCCCAAGCTGTCTGTCTAACTCGGTGAGGACTATCCTCAGTTAAATCAACCATTCCGAAAAACTTAAACCCAACTTCTTTCATCATCATCCAAAATTCAGCGTTGAATAAAATTCTTCCTCCTCTTTCTTGAACGTTCATCTCAATCGGAACATTCACAGCAATTCGTCCATCATCCTTTAATACACGATATGCCTCAGACAACCATTCTTTGGTAAAGTTCCAATAATCTTCCATAGAACGTCCATCATCATATATGTCATATTTGATGTTGGCATTGTATGGTGGGCTAGTCAAAACTAAATCAACACTTCCCTCCGGCATTGTCTTCATAACCTCAATACAATCCCCATTAATAATTTTTCCTGTCTCTATCATTTCTCATAAAATTTATATCCATCACTTTTTAACATAGGTTCAATCCTCATATCTAAAAACACCGCATTTTGCTCACCCGCATGTAACCCTAATATGTTGTATTCATAATACTCGTGAGCCTCTTCTACAGACATTCCATCCATAGAACACAACTTCCAAATTATTTTATTCTTTGAATAAAGAACTCTTGGTCCGTTACCGAATTCTTCAACTATACCTATTATGGCATCCTCTAATCCAGTTAACAATACTGCACCTTCAGCCAGTTCGTTTAAATCAATTTCCATTTTCTAAATTTTGTATATGTCTTTCTAAATACCACAAAGCCTTTTTGAGGTCTTGTAGTTCTTTGTCCGTTTCTTTCTTTCCGGCACGGCTAATATACTTAACCGTATTACCTAAATGAAATCCTAAATCCCAAGCCTCAATAACTTTGATGGCTTCATACTCGTTATTTTTTCCTGATTGGTAATGCTTTGGGTGATTAACCATTTCTTTATTAGTTTCCATATGTTACTTTCATTGTGTTAGGTTTAATAATAAATCTAAATTTTGTTAACATCAAGTTGTCATCACCATAATCCCCATTAATTTCAACATTTATACCACCAACCTCCATTTCTAATGTGGATAAAACAACACCAATAGGGTCAAGGGTTTTAATGTGTATTTTATTAATTTTAAAAGCATCCTCCGGATTAAACATATAATTAACAGTGTTGTA